ATATTAAAGAACCAAATGTGAAGATGGCCATGTTTATCATGAGTCAGTATGGAGGGCCGTAATGCAAAACCTCATAATGTGTAGTAAAAGAAAGTAAAAGTGCCGGTTTTACGGTCAAAAACGATCTTTTTCAGGATGCGGCGGAGCGCGTTGTTTTTTTCAACATAACTTACATCAGGATCAAGGATAAGGTCATAAACAGTGGAGATCTGGGCCAGTAGCTTTTCTTTACTTTGCTGTGGATCCGGGGCAGAGGGCTGGCCCTGCTGCAGCTTCTCTAGCTGCGAAAGAATTTCCGCACGTTCTGATTTCAGTCTTACTTTATTATTCTTGTATTCTTCCAGTGTGTCAATTTCGCTTTCATAAGCTTCTTTTATTCGTCTTTCTTTCACATCCAGCCGGGACAGAGCTTCTTTTAACAAAGCTTCCTCTGTTAGTGTTACAGGATTCTCCGGAGGGATGTACTCATAAGTGACATCATGACTTTCCAGGGCAGAGCGCAGGGAGTCCAAAACAGCCCGCTCAGCTATACTTACGGAAACACTGCAGGAATCAGGATGTACCCCTTTGCTGTACTTCCAGCACTGAAAAAAAGAGGGGCGCCGCTTCTCGTCTTTCGTGCGGTTAAACCCCAGGCTCCCACCACAGACACCACATTTCAGCAATCCAGACAGCCAATGAGCAGTGGCAGAGGCCTGCTTGCGGTGACGGGGCTGGTATTCGGACTGGATCCGCGCCTGAACAGACTCAAACACAGAAGTTACGGCCGGAATCGTCTCATGGGTGCCATGAAACGTGATCCCATTCCAAGTCACATCACCAACATAGAACCGGTTAACCAGAATTCTTTGGACACCGCGAAGCTCAAAGGGACATCCGCGGTTGGTTTTATATCCTTGCAGGTTCAGATCCCTGGCAATGGTCAACATGTCTTTTCCATGGCTGTACGCCTGGAAGATGTACTCAACGATAGGCACCGCATCTGGATCCAGCACAAAAGGCCGGCCGCCGCCCACAGCTTTATATCCAAGGCATGGGACTGCCTGATAGCCGGACCGGAGCGCTTTTTCGGTCATTCCCCTGAGAACTTCACCAGAAAGATTATAAGAGTAGTATTCATCAAACCATTCTATGATTGTTTCAATCAGTCGGCCAAACATGCCGTCTGCAATAGGTTCAGATACGCTTTTGATCTCCACGCCGCATTTTTTGCGCAGGATCCCTTTGTAAAAGGTGCTTTCTTCCTGGTTGCGGGCAAACCGGGAAAATTTCCACAGGTACAGCCGTTTGAAGGGTGAAGGCTTCTGAGACTTGGCAACTGCGATCATTCTCTGAAATTCCGGCCGGTTGTCAGCCTTGCGGCCTGAGATCCCCTTCTTTTCCTCGAAGATAAATTCCTTTGGAATAATATAACCATCAGCTTTAGCTGTTTCCATAATCACACGGATCTGGGCGTCTGGTGACAATTCTGCCTGATCATCTGTACTGACTCTGATATAGGCAGCACCGATTTCAAGATTTTTGGGTGTAGGTTTATCTGACATATGATCATCTCCTTCTCTATACGTATGAAAAATGAGTATAAAAATAACACCCTTGCCAGGATGTTCCGAAAATGATATAATTCAGATGTTCTAAGTCTGGATTAATCAAACCGGAGTAATCTGGTAAGAGAAAATCTATGTGAAAGCCGTTTGGTGTTGGTAGCACTGGGCGGCTTTTCTATCTATTTAACAATTTACATTACAATAAGTGTCACGCCGCTGAAAGAATACATACGCTGCGGGCGGTGTTTTTTAACTGTTCCATCTATATGCATGCCGGAAACCTTTTTGCTCGGCTTCTGCAACAGTAAATGCAAAACATTCTCCCTCTTTTTCGATTTTTACGTTGTCATACTGCTGATCGGTAGGTAAGTGATATATTTTTGTTTCAATTCCAAATTCGTCTTTGCCAATATTACACTTGATTCTTGGAAAATCTCCAATGTCATAGTTTTCTTTGTATTTTATCCCTAAATACTCAGCAAATTTCTTTGCCATGGGCGAAAGAGAAATATTTGTAATAAAAATTCCGTGTACAGTCGAAGTAGGCAAAACATTCTCAATGGTATAACTGACCACTGTGCCATACAGCTGCGCAATATGTTTTTCATGGATCGTTTTTTTACTCGACCAATATTTACATTGGATTATGCCTACTTCACCATTTCTTTTTACAATTAAATCCCGCCCTAAATCTTCCAATTTGTAGTAAGATCCATAATACTCAACCTTAAAACCTTGCAGAGTGTATTTATAACCTACATACAACTCATAATCTCGCCCGATAGCCCATTTTGATTTTTGATGCGACACATAATAATCAAGCTTCATCTGGTTATATTCAGTTGACGAAAGAGTTTCTTTGGCCGTTTTCCACTTCTCTTTCGTAAAAGGTGGAACGGGTTCGTCATCGGAAGGCTTATCAGAAACGGTTTCTATAAAGTCTTGAAGTTCAGGAAAAAGAAGGTAAATATAATCCAATGTATATGTAACACGTTTTAATTCAGCAACATATTCTTTGGTTTTTGATTTTAAGTCCTTAATGCGCAATCCTTCACCTATTGCAGGGTGAGATTTACGATAAAGATAATTGGCAGCATTGTCGTAATCCACAAGCATATAATCAGCCATCAGCACAGATAAATATTTAAAAGCTTCACCACTGCTTTTTGATAATGCTTCCAGATCATCGGAATGCTTTTTGATATAAGCGGACATTTGTGCATTAGATTCCTCTAATTCTGCGTTTTTTTGCCTTAGCGTATGGTTTTCAGCAACAGAAGCATTAAGAGAAGCTTTCAACTGCGTGACTTGCTGTTCTAACTGCGAATTTTGCTTTTTAAGATCATCAAATTCTGAATCCAGCGCCTTTTTATGATCTGAAGGAGCGTTATTTTTACAATCACTAAAAGCCAACCCTAAGAGAAAGAAAAATGCCAAAGCACCCACGGTTATCCCTAAAGGAGGCATATCGATCACCTTCTTTCAGCAATTCCCTGATTAATTCTGTTTGTATATCTTTATAATAGATGTAGCGTCCACCTTCCCGGAAACAACAGAAAGGCGTGAGGCTAATGCTTGTAAAGTACATAGGTTATCCAGATCACAGAATATTTGCTTTGTATTACCGCAATCTAAGAACGATCTACTATAATCAAAACTTCGACAATCATTTTAAACTTTATTACATTCTTTAACCCAGCCGGGAAGGCTGGGCGTTTTAAGATGTCTTGCGTCCGGGCCGTTCCACTGGCGGATACAACCGTTCTAAATCTTCTGGATTTTTCGGTATGTCTCCAAAAGGAGTGGAGACTACATCGATTTCTTCCTTTGCAGCCTGCTGCTTACCTAACTTCTCCAGCAGCTTATCAGCCAATTCATTCAATGCTTTTTGCGAATTAGGACTGAGACTTGTATACACCTTCATAAATTCGATGATCACATCATACATTTTATCTCTGTTCGGATCCAGCAAGGAAGATACAAGACTTTTAATTTCGTCTTCTTCTGATTTTTCTTGAAACATAGATCCGGATCCGTTACGCAGCCATACCTCATTTACATTAAATTCCCTGCAAATTAGAGAAATAACAGCATCACTGGGTGAATTTTTACCAACTTCATACGCGGCAATGTTTCCACGAGAAATTCCAACTCGATCAGCAAATTCTTGCTGAGTTAAACGAAGTTCCTTCCTGAGAATCTTAAGCCTATCTTTCAATGATAGCACCTCCTTATATGCTGATTATAGTAATTAAAATGTTGGTTGTCAACAAAAATGTTGGATAATTACAAAAAATGCGTTGACAAATGATATTAACCAACATATAATTGCAATATAACAACAATACGCAACTCCAAAAAGAGAAAGGAGAAAACACTATGAGCAAGAAAAGGGAAACCATCGTAGAGATAACCAAGAAATTGCGCTGTATGGACTTTAATAGCGTAGCAGTCATGAAAACGGCTGCCGATATCCTGGCAGCTAAAGAAAGATTAGACCGCGAATCTGCGGAAGAAAGAAAAAGAGCCTAACCCAGCGAGCGGAAAAAGGACAAAAAGCCGCGCATATGCTTAATGAAGAAAGGGGGCGCTTATGTGAAAAAGAAGTATGAGATTGTCAACTACATAGAAGTTGACGGAAAAGATGTACCCATGGAGTCTCTGACGCCGGAGCAGCGCCGGGAAGTAGCCCAAAAGTGCCAGGATGCAATGATGAAGCCTATGGGATACGTAAGAAAGACCGCCTAAGAGCGGCCTGATGGACAAGTTGAGAAAAGGAAGGAATGTAAAGATGGATACAGATTACTATAGACGGCTCTTCCATGGAGCAAAGGAAGCATGTGAGGATTGGAAATATCGCTGCTGGATCATGGAGGCAATCGCGCTTATTTCCATACTTTGTAACATTTGGCAGGCATGCAGATGAGGAAGTGGAATAAATGCCGCAAATGTGGCTGCTTTCTGGATCCGGGAGAAGGAAGTATCTGCGATGATTGCAGAAGAGCACAAGAAAAGGTAAAGATAGTACCGACCATTCAGGAACATGGCGGACAGTACCGGTTGTTTTTGAAACCAGATAAAAAAGAATAAAGCCCTGGTATGGGATTGGAGAACCGGGGCTTTACTCAATATCAAAAATCATGCAAGGAGATTATACCATCCAAAGAGCTGGATGCGCAAGTGAAATATGAAAAAAGGAATAATTACTGAATATAACGAATATTGCCTGTTTTGCGGCAGGCCAGTTGAAGCAAAGCATCACCTGATCGGAGGACCGAACAGGAAAAAGGCAGAGGAAGACGGACTGAAAATCCCGTGTTGCAATAACTGCCATAACATAGGAGATGTGCTTACGCGGATTCATGGAAATCCAATGGCGGAAGCAATGTCTAAGATGATGGGACAACTTGCTTGGGAGAAACATGCGGTTGCAGGCGGAAAAACAGAAAAAGAAGCCAGGGAAGCGTTCCGTAGCAGATACGGGATCAGCTACCTGTAGGAGACTATATGGAAGATCATAAGGTTAGAGCAGAATATAGAGAAAAAGGCAGAAAAAGAAAAGAAGCGGAACTGATCGACATGGAAAAGCACCCATCACCGATGAGTGAAAGCTTCAGAAGACCGGCATACGCTGGAACGGCGCTGTGTCCGGATCCAACCCGTAGAGGGAAACAATTGGTATCTCGCCCTAAAAAGGGCTGATACATATAGAAACTTGTGGTCAGCAGAATATGTCACTACCCAATCTATTATACCCAGTATACTACTGACCGAAAGGGCCGGGAACCTATCAAATGTCCTCCAAATCCCGGCCCGAAAGGAGGGACCATGTACAACAAAGGAAGGAAAACAAATGAATATAAAAAGAGATAAAACCTATCAGGCCAGGATGGATGGCCTCAAATATGCCCTGGAAATAGTAGAAAGGGGCGGGATAGAAGAATTAAAGAAGGAGATCAGGGTTAGAAATGCCCAGTTCATTCCGCTGGAAGTATCGGCAAAAAAGGCGAATGAGATAAGCCAGGTCTTGGCACACAGAATATTAGCGACATTTACCCCAACGGTGATGTTTTCGCTGAATCAGGAGTTCCACTTTGGAAAGGACAGGCTGCTGAGGTGGAAAGATGCTTTTATTAATCTGTGCAACATGATGGATGCAATAGACCCGTTTGGTTGCCAGTATGAAACAGCCAGGGACTATGCGGAAGTTTTAAAGCAGAAATATGGTATTGAATTTGATTGGGACAGCATCGATGAGGTTATCGGACTGAACCAGAAAAAGCGAGGGCAGCTGTGTGATATTGATTATGTAATTAGCTTCCTGGAAGAAAAAGGCCAGAAGAAAGCAGCGCAGTTGATCCGGGAATATGGAAAAAGATAAAGGAGACAAAATGTATTTGAAAAAAACAGAGCTGGAACAGGCTTTGAGAGAAAATATGCAGTCAACGCTAGAAAGCTATGGCGGAGACAGCATAGCAGAGGATGCCATTTGCTTTTGCTATGATTCAATGCTGGCAGTAATTAAACAGCTGGGAAAAGACAAGAGAGAGATAATGTCAGAGGAAGAATTGGTGTTGTTACTCTGCATTGTGCAGGATGATACGCGCCATCAACATCAAGATCTTGACATGTGTAAGATGCATGGTCTTGATGCAGCAGAAACAGTGAAAAGCCGTATTGCTAAAAATGAGGCGCTTGAAAAGAAACTTAAACAAATGATCGCGGAGGAGACCCGATGAATGATCCGAAGAAAACATCCGTCCCGGTCTGCTGCATCTGCCAGAAGGTGATCAATGGGGATGCAGAGTGGATCAGGACAAAGAGAGGGACGGTGTTGTACATGCATAGAGAGTGTGTGAGAAAGTTGAGTAAAGCTAGGAGATTACGGGGGTAATGCCATGATTAACGGTGAGCTGATAGTAGATAATTTTGCAGGCGGTGGAGGGGCTAGCACTGGCATAGAGGACGCAACCGGTTGCTGTGTCGACATTGCCATCAATCATGATCCAGAAGCAATTAAGATGCATAAAGCAAATCATCCGTATACAGAGCATTACTGCGAGGATGTTTGGCAGGTGGATCCGGTAAAGGCGTGCAAAGGGCATCCGGTTGGCCTAGCATGGTTCTCGCCGGACTGTAAGCATTTCAGCAAGGCAAAAGGTGGTAAGCCGAAGGACAAGTTTATTCGCGGCCTTGCGTGGGTTGCCTGTCGCTGGGCCGGGCTGGTTCGGCCAAGAGTCATTATGCTAGAAAACGTAGAAGAGTTTAAAACGTGGGGACCATTAAACCGCGGGCATCATCCAATCAAAAACAAACAGGGCAAGACATTTGAGAAGTTCGTGCAGCAGCTTATGGATTTGGGCTATGAAGTTCAGTACCGAGAGCTGATCGCAGCGGACTACGGTGCGCCGACCATGCGGAAACGATTCTTTTTGATTGCTCGCTGTGACAGTGAGCCGATTGTCTGGCCAAAACCGACACATGCGCCGGCAGACAGCGAAAAGGTAAAAGCAAGACTTCTTAAACCATATGTTGGAGCATATACACAACTCGATTTTTCCTTGCCGTGTCCAAGCGTTTTTGACACAGCGGAAGAAATCAAGAAAAAGTATGGGATCCGCGCGGTGCGCCCGCTTGCCAGAAAGACGATGGATCGAATCGCAAGAGGGGTGAAAAAGTTCGTGCTGGATAATCCAGATCCGTTCATCATCGAGGACGAATCAGAAGACATAAAAATGCCGATTCTGATTCAATACCATTCAGAAACAACAAAAGATGAAGTCCGCGGGCAGGGCATTGAAGATCCGATCATGACAGTGGACAGCTCGAATCGTTATGGTCTTGTGACATCCTTTATCAGCAAGTTTTACAAAAGCGGAACAGGACAGGATATGCGGGAACCTTTGCATACGATCACTGCTGGAGATGGACATTTTGGAGAGGTAAGAGCCTTTTTGACAAAGTATTATGGATCAGGCACCGGACAGGATATAAAAGAGCCGCTTGATACGATCACAGCGCAGGATAGATTCGGTCTTGTAACTATATACGGCACTGAATACCAGATTGTTGATATTGGTCTGCGGATGCTGGAGCCGAAGGAGTTGTATGGGTGCCAAGGATTTCCGGCAGACTACATAATTGACCGAGACTGCGAAGGAAAGGCATATCCCCGGGCCGAACAGGTGCGACGATGTGGGAATGCAGTTTGTCCGCCGATACCTACGGCACTGGTGAGGGCGAATCTGAAAGAGCTGTGTGTTGCTAAGCGATTGCCGAATTGCCGGACGGACCGCTTGGAAGAAGATATAGATGGGCAGTTGAGATTTGCATAAAATTAAAATTTAGGAGAAAAGATGGATTTAGAACAAAAAGCAATCGAAAGGATCAAGCTGGCGTCTGAAATGAGCCTGCGCCATTATCGCGTGCCGGTTGTATGTACATATTCCGGGGGAAAAGATTCAGATGTTATTCTGGAACTTTTTAAAAGGTCCGGTGTTCCGTTCGAAGTACATCACAGCCATACAACCATAGATGCGCCGCAGACAGTTTATCATATTAGAAAAGTATTCAAAAAATTAGAGTCGAATGGAATTAAATGTACAATCCAATACCCGGCCCTTTCGATGTGGCAGTTGATTGTAAAAAAGAAAATGCCGCCAACCAGGATGGCGAGATATTGTTGTGCATACCTGAAAGAAGACGCTTGTAAAAACAGAATGATAGCGACAGGCGTGCGGTGGGATGAAAGCAGCGCAAGGGCTGATAGGGGAGAGTATGAGGTATTAGGGAAAACTAAAAAAGATAGGATAAAAATATCTGATTCGGAAATGTCGGAAAATCAAGGGGAAACCGAAGAATTTGAGCAGATGACAATTCCGGGTATTTCAGAAATTATGCTGATGAATGATAACTCAAAGAAAAGAAAATTCATCGAAAAATGCGAGTTAAAAGCCAAAACCGTTTGCAATCCAATAATAGAGTGGACGGACTACGATATAGCACGCTTCATTGCTGGTGAAGGAATTCATATCAATCCGCTTTATAACATGGGTTTTTCAAGATGTGGTTGCGTAGGCTGTCCGATGGCAGGAAAAAACAGATATTTTGAATTTTCCATGTTCCCGACATACAAGCGAGCGTATATCAGAGCTTTTGACAAAATGCTGGAAGTGATGAGGAATGATGGAACAGGAAGAAAACCTAGGTGGAAAGACGGGAATGACGTTTTTAGCTGGTGGATGGAAGAAAGGGACACACCTGGACAACTGAGCTTTGAAGGGTATGAGTGAGCTAAACTGAAATAACCCAAAATTTAATAAGCATACGGAAAGGGAGGTAGTGATATGGCAAGACCGAAGAAGAAAGCAGAAGATAAAGCCGTCAGACAGAGCGTGAGCATGGATCCTGTGCAGCTCCGGCAAGTAGTGGCTTACTGCCAGAAGAATGAAAGAACCATAGCGTGGCTGATAAAAAAGGCTGTTGCAGCCTTCCTGGAGGCAGAGGATAAAGTTGCATAAAATTAATAACGTTATGCAGTAAAACTGAAATTTAGTGGAGAGATTTTATGACATACAAAGGTTATGAAGCAAAAATCGAATATGATTCCAAAGAAATGATATATGTGGGAACTCTTTCTAACTGCTCTGATTTGGTAAGTTTTCATTCCTCCAATATACGCGATTTGCGGGAAAAATTTCGTTTAGCGGTGGATAATTACCTGGCATTATGTGAAAAAACTGGAAAGATACCAAGATAGGAAGAAAAAATGAATAAAGTTAATTTATATGAATTGTACGACAGAAATACGTACTGCGGAATGTATACGAGCAAACAGTTGCGAGAAATGCTGCAAGTGAGCAGCCAAAACATCTCGGTAGCAGCTCGTTTAAATAGTCTGATAAAAAGAAGATATAGATTGAAACACTTTGAAATTGAATGTGAAGTAGCTCTAAATAAATACAGTGCACAGCTTTGTGCAGATTGGGATGAAACAAGGACCAGGATGCTTAAAGGTGATGGCAAATGGTTTAGAGAAGAAAGGAGAAAAGCCGATGGAAACAGAACACAGTAACAAAAAAACAGGCAGATCATTAACCGCCCAAGGTACCATGATCCGCCGTTCTGCTTAAGATAAGTATATCATATATACCCTTCTTAAGCAAGGAAAAGGAGGATATCTATGACAAATGAGAATGTTAAAACACAGGTTATTAATGATGTAATCGTTGCCATGTCAGCATATATTGCTGCTGATTTAATCCAAATTCTGGAGCGCGTGATAGTTGACAAGACGATAGATGTGGTTATGGAAAGAATCAATACGCTACCGGCAGAGATTAAGGATAGTGTGGATCAACAGAATGAGTACATAATAAAACTCTTTTTATATAAGAAGAAAAAGCTTCGTGAAGGGACTAAATATGGTTATATGGCATCAATCAAACGCCTGATCACGGTGTTGGACAAGCCATTGGTGCAGATGGATGAGCATGATATATTTTACTATCTCAATTGGTATGAGAACCGGAATGTACCAGTAACCGGACGAAAAAATCAGAACTCAACTTTGAATAGCGAAAGAAGGTATTTGTCCGCTTTCTTTTCCTGGATGCGGAAAGAAAAGCTTATAACTGTAAATCCAGTTGAAGCAATCGAGCCATTAAAGGTGCAGAGAAAGCCTATAGATTTTTTTACACCGGAAGAAATGGCACGTTTAAGAGACAGTTGCCGGACCTTACGGGAACGAGCCTTAATTGAAGTACTGCGCAGTACCGGGGCACGCGTAGGAGAAATTGTTGAGATAACTGTTGACCAGATCAACTGGGAAACAGGGGATATTTTGATTCTAGGTGAAAAAAGTAACCGGTATCGGACCATATATCTGGATCCAGATGCTTTATACCATTACAAAAAATATTGGAACTCTAGGACAGACAACAATGAACATATGTTCGTATCAAAGAGCAAGCCTTATAAGCCAATAGGGACATCTTCGGTACGGACAATCATGAAAGAAATTGCGGAACACGCAGGTGTGACAAACCGGTGTTATCCTCACAAGATGAGGAAGACACTGGGAATGGAGTTGAAAAACAGAGGCGTAGATATAGGAACGATCCAGGAAGTCCTGGGTCACGCGGATTCTAAAGTAACGAGTATGTACTATGCTCAATCAACACCGGACACGTTGAGGATGATTAGAAAAAGGGCAGTTTAATAGAAAAAGGATTGGGGCCTGTAACGGGCCCCATAAAAAAGGTCAGGGGGAAATCCTCTTTGCCGTCCTTGTAATGGGTATTAACAAACGGCAGAAATCTCTAAATATTTAGGAACTAAAGAGGAGCAGCATGAAGCACTACGATAACTATGATTATGAAATAGCATATGATAAACAGGCAGAGAAGCTGCAGGAGTGGGAGATTGAAAAGCTGATCTCTGAGCAGAGGGTGAGCTGCCTTTACAGGACAACAACGAATAGATCTAAAAATCTGGTGAGTGGTGACGAGCTGCTAGAATCACAGGTGTATCCATCCTTCCTGAAAAGGGGAGATATGCCAGTAACCCTGAAAAAGAGAGAAACCAAACCGTCACAAAAAAATCTGAATGATAAGAACTCAAGAAGGTATTGCATCAGACTGGCCTGCATCAATTTTGGCAAAGGCGATATCTGGGCAACATTTGGTTGGAATGATGAGTACATGCCAGGAGATGCCAAAGCTGCTATCAAGGACATTCGGAATTTTATTACGAGGATAAACTATCGCAGAAAAAAGAATGGACTGAAAAATATTAAATACATATACATCCTGGCATTTGATGGAAAAGTCCGTCCACATTTCCACATCCTTATGACAGGAGAGGGTGTGGATCGTGATGAGCTGGAAGATATGTGGAAAAAGTGTGACCGAAAAAATACTCGGAGAATTAAGCCAGATGAGGATTTTTTGATTACAGGATTAGCAACATACATTACGAATAACCCAAGAGGTACAAAAAGATGGTGTGCCTCCAAGAACCTGAAAAAGCCACCGGAACCGACCAGAAGTTACGGAAAGTTCCGCAGAGGGAAAGTGAACCGGATGGTAAAAAATGATGATACCATGCGACAGGAAATGGAAAAAGCCTATCCAGGATATAAGTTCCTGGATGCAGAGGTTAAATATAATCAGGATCTGGCGATGTTTTACATCTATGCCCGGATGATCAAACATGGATCCCGTGAAGATATGCAGAAAGGGGGAAAGAGAAGAAAGGGGGAGTTGCGAAGTTGAATTATAGTGTACGGGTAAGATGCCCTTACTATGAGACTATGGCAAGTGACACAAAAAAGCAGGCAACAATAACCTGTCAGAACATATGCTGCAATCTGGGGTTTGAGATCAAAAACCAGATCGTTTTTACGTGCCATGAAGAAAAAAGCAACTTTGCCGGGATATTTTGCGAAGATATGTATGAGACATGCCCTTACTTTAAGGGAATCTATAAAACACAAATGGAGGATGAGAAGAAATGAAAAAGAAAATGAGCTTAATGGAGAGAGTGAAGATTGCAGAACGGAGAGAGGCAGAGGCAAAACGCCAGGCAGAGAGGGACAGAAAAAGATTTATGGAGGCAGATTTGATTGCAAAAGGAGCCATGGTTTGGGTGTCAGCTCTGGCAAGAAGAGAAGGCCCAGTGATCCATGTGAGCGCTGAAGAGATTGAAAAAGCAAGAGCGGGAAAATATAAATGCCGTATGGTAGCAGATGGATCTGTTGATATGGTGGAAGAAGGATATTTTGAGAAATTTTATGAGTAAACACAATCGGACATGCTGATGTGCGCATACATGCGCGCGCGGTAAGTTAGTAGAGAAGCCCTGATATAGGGCTTTTTTGCGTGGGAAAAACCGGACAAAGGTGGGGTGGTAGAGAAGGGACAGGAAAAAATATAAAATTGATGCTATGAGGTGGTGATATGGCGGAAAAGAAGCGAAAAGCAGCAGGCCGCCAGAAATGGCGGGAATGGGCAGAAAGTGAAGAGCATCAGGCGGTTCTGTCAGCTTGGGCAAGAGCCGGAATGACAGATGAAGAAATAGCAAAGCAGATAGGGATAAGCAGATCCACGCTGGCGGAATGGAAAAAGAAATATGCACCAATTAATGCGGCGTTGGCAACCGGGAAAGACTTTGCGGATCGTCTGATCGAGAACAGTTTGTACAAAAAGGCCATTGGCTTTTATGCAAGGGAGCAAAAGGCTTTTAAAGTTAAGACTGTAGAATATGACGAAGCAACAGGAAGAAAGATAAAAGAGTTTGAAGAATTAAAGACGGCGGAAGAGGTCCACTATTTTGAACCGGATATAAAAGCAATCATATTCTGGCTCAAGAACCGTAAACCGGATATCTGGAAAGAAAAAGTTGCAGAGGCTATGGCAGATGATGAGGGAACTGGTGTTATTGTTTTGACGCCAACCCAGGTGGAGCAGATCAGCAAGGAAGTAAAAAAGGATGAGTAACCCAAGAATTGTATGGGCACCGCAGCCACGACAGGAAATTATGATGTCACGTCCAGAATTTGAGGCGTTATATGGTGGAGCTGCTGGCGGTGGAAAGAGCGATTATTTAGTAGCAGAGGCACTGAGACAAGTCCAAATCCCACAGTATCGCGCAATCATTTTCCGAAAGACTTACCCTGAGCTGGAAGACATCATAAGCCGCAGCCATGAGCTTTACGGATCAGCGTTCCCAAGAGCTAAATACAACGAAAGTAAGCATGCCTGGAGGTTTCCATCTGGCGCAATGATCTACTTCGGGCAAATGCAGCACACGAAGGACAAGCTTAAATACCAGGGCCGACATTTTGATTTTGTAGGATTCGATGAACTGACGCATTTTGCGGAAGAAGAGTATATGTATCTCTTTTCACGAGTTAGATCATCAGCACCTGGATTGAGAACATACATCAGGAGTACGGCGAACCCAGGCGGCCCAGGACATCCGTGGGTAAAAGCACGATTTGTGAGCATAGCGAAGCCGGAGACTAAGATTGTGCAGGAAGTGAATATCACCAAACCATCCGGTGAGGTGATAAAGCGTACCAGAGACAGGATATTTATCCCTAGCTCTGTGTTTGATAATAAGGCTTTGCTGGACAACAACCCGGAGTATATCGCATCACTGGCTATGCTGCCAGAAGCAGAAAGAAATGCGCTTTTGTATGGTGATTGGGATTCGTTCAGTGGACAGGTATTCTCAGAATGGAAAAATGACCCGTCAAATTATGAAAGCCGAGAATGGACCCATGTTATTGAGCCGTTTAAGATACCGGAAGGATGGCTGATCGGAAGAAGCTACGACTTTGGATATGCTAAACCGTTCTCAGTTGGCTGGTATGCTGTCGATTATAGCGGATGTGTGTATCGGATCCGTGAGCTGTATGGTTGCAAAGAGGGACAGGCAAATGTAGGACTGGAAGTGGATCCCGCAGAGCAGGCGCGGATGATCCGGGAAGTAGAAGAGACTGATCCAAACCTTAAGGGAAGAAAAATAGCAGGCATAGCAGATCCATCAATCTTTGATGTGAGCAGAGGCGATTCTATAGCGGACATCATGGCCCGAAATGGAGTGTACTGGAGCCCAGGCGATAATCATCGAATTGCCGGGAAAATGCAATATCATTACAGACTGGCATTTAATGCAGATGGACATCCGTTATTTTACGTTTTTAACACATGTAAGGGATTTATAAGGACGATCCCACAGCTGGTATATGATGCAAAGAACGTAGAAGATATTGACACTACACAGGAAGATCATATTTATGATGAGTGCAGATATTTCCTGATGCAGTACCAGATCGCAAAGCGTGCGAATGTAAAGAAAAAACCGCCGCTGGATGATCCTTTGGATCTGTATAAGGCAGAACGTGAAAAAGCATATAAAATCATTAGGATTTAGGAGCGAAAATGGACGAAGAACTTGTAAAAAAGAAAATTGGTAAAAAAGAAGTAGATGATGCTTATGCCAGGTTGCAGAAGTATAAAGAGGGAAAAGCAGCATTAGAAACAAGAATTGTAGGTGCAGAGGAATGGTGGAAGAATAACCACTGGCAGCGCTTTAACAGTGAATTTCGCAACGCAAATGATCCCCAGCCAGTGAGCGCATGGCTTTTTAACAGCCTGATTAATAAACATGCGGATTTTATGGACAATTATCCATGCCCGGCTATTCTTCCCAGAGAACAGTCAGATGAGGATACAGCGAAAATCCTTTCTCAGGTGGTGCCGGTTATACTGGATCAGAATAATTTTGAGCAAGTATACAATGACTGCTCTTGGGATAAGCCCAAAACTGGGACAGCCATTTACGGGGTCTTTTGGAACAAAGAAAAAGAAAACGGCTTAGGAGACGTTGACGTAAAATGCCAGGATATCATGAATATCTACTGGGAGCCTGGTATAAAGGACATACAGCGATCAAAGGATGTGTTTACAACAGAACTTATGGACCTGGATGAGCTAAAAGAAGCATATCCAGAACTCGAAGATAAAACAGTAGGCACAGGCGAACTGATAAAGTCAGAGTATATCTATGATGAGAACATCGATACAAGCAACAAGGTGCAGGTCATTGACTGGTACTACAAAAAAAGAATACTGCTTGCAACTGGCGGAGTTAAGACGGTGCTGCACTACTGCAAATTTATTCCGGGAATTGTGTTGTATGCATCTGAGGATGATGAAACATGCACTAATGGATGGTATGAGCATGGGAAATATCCGTTTGTATTTGATGTAATGTTCCCGGAAAAAGGTTCTCCAGCAGGGTTTGGATACCTGGATGTAATGGTAAATCCCCAGGAATATATAGACAAGCTGGATTCGGTGATACTCAAGTCTGCAAATTTGAGCAAACCGAGATATTTTGTATCGTCAGGATCAAATGTAAATGCAGAGGATTTTGCTGATTTAAGCAAAGATTTGGTGGAAGTATCTGGAACAATGGACGAAACCAAAATTAAGCAGATCCAGCCGCCACAGCTACCGGAATATGTTATCAACATGCGAACACTCAAAGTGGATGAGCTGAAAGAAACAAGCGGAAACCGGGATTTTTCTCAGGGATCCACAGCATCGGGAGTAACTGCGGCTTCAGCTATCGCAGCATTGCAGGAAGCAGGAAGTAAACTGAGCCGGGATATGATCAAAACTAGCTACACCGCACATGCAGAGGTTGTGACACTGATTATTGAGCTTATCAGGCAGTTTTATGATCTGCCTCGTTGCTATCGGATCACTCAGTCGAATGGTGATGCACAGTATGTGATGATGGATAAGAGCGAATTACAGGAACAGACAGCAACAATGATGGACGGGGAAATATTGACCAGAAGACCAGTGTTTGATGTCAAAATATCAGCACAGAAGGCAAGCCCGTATAGCAGGATCGCAAACAACGAACTGGCAAAAGAACTCTTTGGTATGGGACTGTTTAATCCTCAGCTTGCGGATCAGGCCCTTGCGGTAGTATCTATGATGGATTTTGATCGTAGAGAAGAAGTGATTAAAAAGATATCAGAGAATGGCACCATGTATCAGGAGATCCAGCAGTTGCAGCAGATATTAGCGCAGCTTGCACCGATGGTTGCTGAAATGACAAATAGACCGGATCTGATCCAGGCTGTTAATGGATTGATTGGAAACAACCAGATGGCTATGACAGATGTGAATGTAAACCAGGGAAATAGCATAAAGACAAATTCTTTAGGACAGGCAGTGAATACAGATACCAGCCAGGCAGGAAAGGCCAGGGAAAAGGCAGCTACAGCAACGGAGGTAAACCAGTGACAGAGATTACATTTGAAAACGTGCCAGGATACTTCCGTTTGAAGGTGGAAGGTCATGCCGGATACGGATGCGCTATGGGACTTCCGGAAGGACATGATATTGTTTGTGCTGCAGTATCTGCCATTGGACAGACGGCAGCGCAGTGTATGATCGACCTGGGAGAAGAGAAAGCAGTAGTGATACAGGACTTGCAGATCAAAGAGGGATTGATAGACATTCGTGTATTGGTCAAGAAGAAAGCACAGAAGCGTTTGAACGCGATGGTTTATACCATACAGAGAGGGTATGAAACATTAAGCAAATCTTACCCGGAATTTGTCCATATGAACGCAAAATCTGGGGTGGTAGAGAAGAAAAAATGAATGTGATACCATGAAAACAGAACGCGCGGGAAAGACCGCTGAATTTTGGACACGCAGGAAAGACTGCTGAGAGGAGCAAAATGAAGAGAATCATCGAAATGAACTTAAGACTTTTTGAAGGTGAAGGCGGTGGAGCCGGTGCGGCAGCACCAGCAGCAGACCAAACGGGAGAAAATGTCCAGAACACCACTGGAAGCGCTGGGGCAGAGGAAGGCCAGGAACTGGAAGAAACACCGGAAGAGCGGCAGGCAGGTTATGAAAAATTCAAGGAAAAGTATCGTGATCTGTATGGTAAAGACGTAAAAAGCCATATCGACCGAAGATTTAAGGATGAGCAACGGCTGCATGAACAGCTTGATTCATATACGCCTTTGATGTCATTGCTGTCTGAAAGATACGGAATCGAAGACGGAAATGTAGCAAAGATCATGGAAGCCATCGACAATGATGAATCTTTCTGGGAAGAGCAGGCTCTTAAAGAAAACATGACTGTTGAACAGCTGAAAAGAATGAGAAAGACAGAGGCTCAGAATAGACAGCTGGTTGAAAGCGCCCAGAGAGCGCAGCAGATTAGGCAGAGGGATGATATCTATGCCAGATGGGACCGAGAGGCTGAGCTTTGTAAGCAGCATTTCCCAGAATTTGATATGGCAAAAGAATGTGAGAATGAGACTTTTACCAGGCTGTTGGGTGCCGGAGTGGAAGTCGAAAACGCTTATAAAGCAGTTCATTTTAACGAGATTACACAAGGGTTAATGGCCCAGACAGAGAGAGATACGAAGAAAAAAGTTGCGGATTCAATCCGATCTGGCAATGGTAGACCATCAGAAAATGGTGTGGGTGCCGGTAGTGCTAATGGAACAAAGATGAATGCGTGGGATTTATCAAGGGATGAATTCCACAAAGTCATGGAGCGCGCAGCCAGAGGGGAGACCATTACGATGTAGAAAGGAAAAAGCATGAAAAAGACTATTATTTACATGAATCTTAGATTATTTGACGCACCGGCGAATACAACTACAGCATCTGGCATGTCTGTAGAAATGAAGACATTTTATGATCGCAATCTGATCGAGAATGCAGAACCGGAACTTGTACATGATCAGTGGGCACAGACAAGAAACATTCCAAAGAATGGTGGTAAGACCATTGAGTTCCGTAAGTATGATCAGCTTCCGAAAGCAATGACACCATTGACCGAAGGTGTAACACCGACCGGTAAAGCTATGAACGTTACCAAGATCGAGGCAACGGTAAAGCAGTATGGTGATTTCATTGAGCTGTCTGATTTACTGATCTTAACAGCAATCGACAACAATATCGTTGAAGCAACTACCTTAATCGGATCTCAGGCAGGTAGAACTCTGGATACAATCTCGAGAGAAGTCCTGGCAGCCGGAACTAATGTACAGTATGCAGAGGGACAGGTAACTTCCAGAGCGGCCTTAACCTCTGAGATGAAACTGACAGTTAAGGCTGTTAAAAAAGCAGTTCGATTCCTTAAAAAGCAGAATGCAAAGAAAATCAACGGATATTATTACGGTATTGTACATCCAGACTGCTCCTACGATCTTACAGAAGATGAGCGCTGGATTGATGCGGTTAAGTACAAAAACCCAGAAAAAATTTATAACGGAGAGATTGGAGAAATCGAGGGCGCTAGATTTGTTGAAACCACAGAGGCTAAAATCTGGGCTAAGGCCGGAGCGGCAAAGAGCACATCTGATGCCACAAAAATTGATGTATATGCAACTCTGATCTTCGGTGCAAATGCATATGCAACTACAAAAATTGAGGGCGGCGGCTTACAGACAATCATTAAACAGCTTGGTAGTGCCGGAACGGGTGATCCACTGGATCAGAGGGCTACAGTAGGCTGGAAAGCCCTTAAGGTAACAGAAATCTTAACAGAAGCTTATATGATCCGTATTGAGACAGCATCTACATTTAGCGATGGAGAGGCGAACTAAGGAGGTTAAAAAATGGGAAGAACTGCAAAGGTAGAGGATGCAGTAGTAGAACAGACTGCAACAGAGGATGCAGTAGTAGAACAGACTACAGAAAACCAGAAAAAGGGTGAGAGACTGATCAGATTTAAGATCCCTCTTGGAAGTGCAGACAAGGATCGTGCGGATGTTTTTGTTGCAGTAAACGGAAAGTCTTATCTGATTAAGCGTGGAGTACCAACAGAACTTCCGGAATCTGTTGTAGAGGTTCTGGAAAATGCAGAAGCTCAGCGTGAATATGCGATTGAGATTGAAGAAAGCGCAAGATACAAGGAGTAACTGAAAGGGGGCGGAAGATATGATAACTGTACGGGGAAGAGAATTGGTGATCCCGGTAGCAGAAAGACAGATAGGGACACAGTTCGATAACAATTCAGAAACCAGACAGTTTAAGATCAACCGCCTCACTGTAGGCGGTATTGACATATCTAACCTGGATTTTCGTATTGATCTGAGATACGGAAAGGAAACTAAGGATACTGATGTACTTGAAAAAGAAATAACAGATGAGCATGTGATATTGACATGGACCGTGAGTGCTGCCAGCGTGAAGCAGGTGGGAACGGTATTTATTGCACTTCGGGGATCAGATGATTTCGGAACCGTGAAGTGGGCAACAAATCAGGGATACCTGTATGTTGGAGATACCATAAATACTCCGGATGGTGCGGAAATGGCGCTGTCCGAACTTGAAAAACTGGAAAAACGGATTGACCAGAAGACTGAATCAATGGATGCTGCGGAAAGTAGCAGAGTGGAAGCAGAAAAGATCCGCCAGGAAAATGAATCGGCTAGGCTGAAAAATGAAGCAGAGTGGCAGAAGCAGGGTGAAGCTGCGGTAGAAGCGGCTAAGACAGCGACCGCAGCGCAGAGTGCAGCCAGTGCCAGTGCAGAGGCAGCGGCCGGAAGTGCTGGAACAGCTGGTAGCGCAGCGCAGACAGCAACAAAAGCTGCCAGTGTAGCCAGTGCCAGTGCAGAGGCAGCATCCGGAAGTGCTGGAACAGCCAGTAGTGCGGCACAGACAGCGACCACAGCACAGAATGCAGCCAGTGACAGTGCAGAGGCGGCATCCGGAAGCGCAGAAACAGCCAGTAGTGCGGCACAGACAGCGACCGCAGCCCAAAGTGCAGCCAGCACCAGTGCAGAGGCGGCAGCTGGAAGCGCGGAGACAGCTAGTAGTGCAGCTCAGACAGCTACCCAAAAAGCATCAGAGGCTAGTAGTAGTGCATCCGCAGCAGCATCTGATGCAAATGTGGTAAAAGGGCTGATACAGGGGCTAGGCGGATTTGACGGAAAAGCATCGTCTGTATCAGCTGTGGATCTTTTAGGATTATTAGGTAAGGAAAATGCGACAAGTACGGTCCAGGCGTTGATCGATGTGATAGCGGATAAGGTGCTAAATCAGCTGTTATTAAGAAGCAATGTGGTAAACAATGCATTAACAACGGAAGAAGGCTATGCACTGGATGCACGTATGGGAAAGTCCTTGCAGGATCAGATCACCGCTCAAAATAGTAATTTAGATTCGGGATATTTTAAAATAAAAGTTAAGACTACAACGATTGTTTTAATTATCGAAGAGTTTACCTTTACAAATGGAGTAGCAACTAAGACACTTCAATCTATTTTTGGAAACATTCCTACATATGCTAGCGGTATATGTCAAACAAAAGTTGAAGATAGCAGTGTTTACAATTTTACAGCAGTAAAAGACGGAAATAATTTAAAAATTGCAACAGCTGGTTCTACATTTTCCGGAAAAAAATGGGTAACTATGATAATTTTTGGTACGGCTTAATCTACAAAAAGATTGTTTGCTATTGGAATACAAGTCTTTGCAACTGATAAATTAAGATGCTGACAAGGATACATACCGTTTTATGATTTGTCCATCATAAAAGAAACTAAGGGTTAATTTAGATAATGTTGTATCAATTTCCATTCTAGTAATGCTCTTTCCCGCAACCATTATCGGTGAAGTATAAGGAACGCCATCAATCGTAAACGTTACTCCATTATTATTAGCATTCAAGACTACCTTGGAAATATGATTATCTGTGTTGAGTTTGTTTGTTCCAAGAGTTTCTAAATTACTATTGTAAGCAAACCAGAAAAAGAAAGGAAAGGTGAATAAATATGAGCAATGCTGAATTTATTCGCATTTGTAAAGAAAAGGTATGTGCTTATACCAATGAGCACATGGATAAGACAGATAAGAAAAAAATCACAGTAGATGATGTGTATGTGGTTTGGTGCTGCAAGACATTACAGAACCACAAAGCATTATTAAGCACTACCGCTCCGGATGGAATGTATTATGAGTTTACATATAATGGGGACAAAGATGAACTTTATATGGATGCTTATAAAAAATGGGAAAATATTTGTTACAAAATGTAAGGAGAGAGAAAAATTATGAAGAAAGCAATGCTTAGTCAGCCAATGGCTGGAAAAACAGATGAAGAGATTATTGCAACTAGGGAACAGGCAATCAAGGCCCTGGAAGCCAAAGGCTATGAAATTGTAAACACCTTGTTTACTGATGAATGGTACAGCAATGAAAAGATGAAAGAACGTGGAGTGGTACAGATTCCTCTTTGCTTTCTTGCTAAAAGTCTGGAAAATATGTCACTTTGTCATGCAGCTTATTTCTGCAAGGGTTGGGAAAATGCCAGAGGGTGCCGGATTGAGCATGATGCAGCAGTAGCTTATGGGTTAGATGTGATTTACGAAGCGTAAGTTAAAGGAGAAAAAATGAACAAAGACAAAATTGTTTTAAAAAATGAAACAGCTGTTGAACTGGAAGCAGCTGCCAGTCTTGAAAACATGAAAGCTGTATTCGAAGATATGACAGCAGTAGATCAGTTTTGGAAGAGATGCACAGATGAGAACATGTCTGAGGTGCGGATCCTGAATGGTGAAGGCTTGACCGTAGGTGCATACAAAGATATGTGTCTGATGTCACCGGCGTTTACTTTGGACAAAACCGAAGATGGAAAGATCATGGCAACATTTGGTATTCGTGAGCTGACAGATATCGAAAAACTGAAAGCACAGGTTTCCGCTAATACCGAAACATTAGCAGTCCATGACGGAGCTATTGGAGATATGGGAGCAGTAATGAGTGCTATGGCAGACCAGGAAGGAGTGACATCATAATGGGCAGGTATTATGGATTAAAAATCAGATCTGGAGAAATGACACTGGAGCAGGTGCCAAAACTCTGGAAAAAAGTAACAGAAAAGTGGTTAAAGGAAAATCCAGAGAAAAGTGAGTGAGGTAAATGAAGTTGGAAAGATTTAAAGCAATATTTATCACTATAATGAGTGCAGCATTTGCCTATCTTGGAGTATTGGCAGTACCGGTGTTTGCTCTCGTAGCACTGAATTTTACTGATTATATAACCGGAATAGTTGCATCGAAGTATCGTCAGGAACATGTGACAAGCTACAAGGGGATTCGAGGCATTTGTAAAAAAATCGGAATGTGGATCCTGATCGGTGTAGGATGGCTCATGGATAGGATGATCATATATGCAGGACAATATATAGGGTTGGACATAAAAATACCGTTTGTGATTGCTACCGTAGTAGCTGTTTGGCTTATTTGCAATGAGATCATATCCATCCTAGAGAATTTACTTGATATTGGTGTTGCTATGCCTCCGTTCCTGATGCCGCTTGCAAAAGCAATTAAAGGTCAGGTCGAAGACAAAACAAAATTGGAGTGACACATCTTTAGGCTTAGGATATCCTAAGCCTTTTTTAATAGGAGGTACACATGAAAATTTCAGAGAATGGTTTGAAACTGATAAGAAGCTTTGAAGGATGCAGATTAGAAGCTTATAAGTGCCCGGCAGGAGTATGGACCATTGGTTGGGGACACACAGGAAATGTAAAAGCAGGTCAGAGGATTACACAGGCAGAGGCAGATAAGATGTTGACGGATGATATGGGACCATATGAGCGCAATGTAGACAAATATGGAACGAAATACATGTGGAATCAAAATGAATTTGATGCCCTGGTATCATTTGCATACAATGTAGGATCTATAGATCAGTTGACAGCAAAAGGAACCAGATCGCGGGCTGAGATATCAGAAAAGATCCTGGCATATAACCGCGGTGGTGGTAAGATTTTGGCTGGCCTGACCAGAAGAAGACAGGCAGAACAGAAGCTATTTTTAACTCCAATAAGCGAACAAAAGAAAAAAGGATGGCAGCAAGAGGATGGAGATTGGAAGTATTACCTCGGAAACGGGGAGCCTGTAAGAAATGACTGGTATTGGTACGATGATAAATGGTACTGGTTTGATGGTGCAGGAAGAATGGTCAAGAATACCTGGTATAAATACAAAGATAAATGGTATTACCTTGGCGCGGATGGAGCTATGCTGACCGGTCAGCAAACTATTGATGGGAAATGGTACGTGCTGAATGAAGATGGAGCTATGGTTACAGACCCGGTAACTTTAACCCCTGACCAGGATGGAGCGCTTACCTGGCCGGGACTGAAAGAGTAGGTGCTTATATGACAGTAAACGATTTGATTAGTGATATCACATCTTTAAGAGGGCAGCAGTATGGTACAGACATGATCATGGGATGGATCAATGAAATTGAGGGACAGGTCATTGAAGAAGTAATCAACCGGGCGGAAGGATATAATCTGGAATTTATTCCAATGGAATATGAAAAAGACCAGGATAAAAAATTAAGTATTCCGGATCGGTTCAAGGATGTCTATGTTAATTATCTGCTTTCAAAGATTGATTATCACAATGAAGAAACTGAACGCTATAACAATGACGTTGTAATGTACAACTCCGCTTATGATGCATATGCTGCATGGTTCAGGCGCTGCAATCGGGCAAAAAAAGCACCGTTATTTTCCAAATTTTAAGGAGGAGCTTTAATGGGACGATTACCAATGCTGACAATGACACCGAGAGGGGACAGCAAACAGATAGGATCATTTGGGGGACTGAACAAAGGTCTTGTAATTGGAGAAAATGAGTTTTCGGACATGAAAAACATGTCTTCAGATGTTTTCCCGGCGATAGCGGTCAGAAAGCCAAGAGGAGAAATCCTGAAAAGTTTATCAAAACCTCATGGGATCATTTATAAAAATGGTTTGGCCTATGTGGATGGGACAAAGCTGTATTACAAAGATAAAGAAATTGCAACAGTCCAGGATACAGATAAGCAGCTGGTGAGTTTGGGAGCCTATATTGTGATATTCCCGGATAAAATTATGTATAACACATCCACTGGAGAAAAGACAGCATTAGAGGCTTCCTGGAGCCAGGCTGCAACAGCAACATTTGCACAGACGACAACCGGAAGTACCATGGTAAAGATTAGTTGTACCGGAATCGGAAAGCAATTTAATCAGTTTGACGGTGTGGAAATATCCGGTTGTACAAACAGTAGCTTTAACAAGACTACGGTGATTCAGGAAAAAGCAGATAACTACATTGTGATCATAGGTGATCTATCATCCAGCTTTACTCAGGAATCTGGGCTAAAGCTTACCAGAAAAGTACCGGATATGGATTATATTTGTGAGAATGGCAACCGCTTGTGGGGTTGCTCCAGCGCAAATCATGAGGTATATGCAAGCAAGCTGGGAGATCCAACAAACTGGAATGCGTTTGAAGGGATCAGTACAGATTCGTATGCGGCTACAGTTGGATCAGATGGAGATTTTACAGGCTGCCTGTCTCATATGGGATATGTGCTGTTTTTCAAGGAAGATACGATCCATAAGGTTTATGGAGATAAACCAAGTAATTTTCAGATCAATACATCATTCCCGGTCAGAGGTGTTGCAAAAGGGTGTGAGAAGACAGCATGTGTTGTAAATGAAACATTATTGTATGTGTCCAGGAGCAATGTATGCAGTTTTGACGGAGCGTATCCGGAATCTGTATCGGATGCACTGGCAGAGGTACGGTTTCAGGGCGGTGTGGCTGGTCAGCATAACGGAAAATACTATGCATCGTTACAGGATGTATCAGGGCAGTGGAATATCTATGTGTATGATTTAAAAAAGGGTATGTGGCACAAAGAAGATGATATGCAGGCTTTGTTTATGGCATACGGAGAAGGACAGCTATACTGTGTTGATTCCACAGGAAAACTTTTTACAATCAGCGGTTCAAGGGATGAGCAGATAGAGTGGATGCTAGAGAGCGGAGACCAGTTGGATGGAAGTGTGGAGTATAAGTTCTTAAAAAGACTGCTTTTTAACTTGAAACTGGATCCGGGAAGTGAAGTGGACGTATTTATAAAATGCGACAGTGAACCAGAGTTTGAAAAGAAAATTTCTTTTACTTCTCAGGGATATAGAACGCAGGTGCTTAATATAATCCCAGCCAGATGCCAGAGATACCGGTTCCGTCTGGAAGGAAAAGGACCGGCAGTTTTGATTGCTATGAGTAAATATATAGGATATGGGAGTGATATTCATGGCAGTATTTAAACCCATGATTATTCAGAAAAATGAAACAGACATAGGAAAAGTTGTACGGCAGTTATACCGGTTTAGTGAGGATCTCAAATATACGATTTCAAATTTGAGCCTGGAAGATAACATTTCAAATGATGTTTTAAATTCTATTACGGATAGAAACAACAAAGTAAGAAAAATCCAGTTTTCAACGGATGCGCTGAACATTGAATATGATGATTATGCCTCATCTGTACAGACTAAGTTATCCCAGTCTTCGGAAAGTATTCAGTTGTTGGTAGCAACAGGGAACGTTGTCCATGAAATGCTTACCAGAATGGAGATGTATGGAGAATATATCCGACTAACTAGCGGACACCTGATTATCGATGCCCAAAATATGAAGTTAGATAAGCCTGGAAATGCATATTTTTCTGGAAATATAACGGGTGGATCTATCAACATCAACAATCGTTTTGCAGTATCTCCTTCCGGCGATGTGTACATAGATGATGCTCTGACTACAACTACCTTAAATCCTGCGAAAGCTATCGTGGCTGCTAATATGGAAATTTACAATGATGATGATTACATCAACGTTATTGGGAAAGCAGCTACATGCAGCGAACTTTATGTGTCTGAAAATCTGAACTGCCGGAAGGTGCGGTACACGTCAGACAAAAGGAAAAAACAATGTATTAAAGATATTGAGAAAGCGGATTTTGCTGGACTGATACCGGTATCGTATTCTTTTCGAGATTCAGGCAATAGGGCGATAGGATATATTGCACAGGACGTCTACCTGACACAGGAGAACGGAGAAAATGCTTTAGGGGTAAATCGGTCGGGTAAATATTTAGAACTGCCGTATGTGGCTTATAGTGCGTTGTACGCAAAAGGAATACAGGAGAATCAGAAAAGAATAAACAAATTAAAAGAGCAGATCAAGAAGGTGAGAGATGTCAAGCTTTAATATGCCTGCGTTAGGTGGGCAAGATCAAAATATGAAAAAAGTTTATAGCTATATCCAAATGTTGAATGAACAGCTTAGATATAGCTTGAGCACTATAACTCCGGAAGACAATTTTACAAAAGATTCTTTTCTTAAGTACCAGGAAACAGATGAATCCATTAGTCAATTGGAAGTAACTATGAATGGATTTATCAGCCAGTTTACCAATCTGAAAGAAAGCACGGAAACTAGCATCAGGGTGTTGAATGGTCAGATTGCATTGAAAGTGAGCAAAGATAAACTGTGTTCAGAAATATCAGCAACATCAGATGCTATTACATTTAAGACAGGATATCTAGTTATTGATACGAATAACTTCAAGCTATACAAAGATGGAACGGCTTCATTTAGTGGAACGATCAATGGTGGATCTATCAATATAAATGATAAGTTTAAAGTATCATCTTCAGGCGCAGTGAGTGTAGATGCCATAACCTATGCAGACACGATCACTACACAGGGACTTCTGTATACAAATTATATGCGAATATCAGGGAACGCGGATGTCAGTGGAACGCTGACTGCAAATACAGTAACGGTATCTGGTGATGTGTCGTGCGAAACACTGTATGAAAGATCAGATAGGAGATTGAAGGAAAATATCAAAGAGATTCCGGATGAAATAGCCTTAAATTTAGTCTTGGGAATGAGACCGGTTACTTTTAAGTTTAAAGATTCTGATCAAAGGTCAATGGGATTGATTGCCCAGGAGTTGGATGCACTTCAGAAAAAGCTTGGAACAAATCTTCCTTTGGTAGATCATTCCGAAGAATACCTATCAATTCCATATGGAAACAACAGCGTGTTATTTGCTGGAGCAATAAAGGCGCAGCAAAAGGAAATCAAAGAATTGGAAAAAGCTTTAAAAGAGCTTAAGGAGGCAGCTTAGTGAAGATTGTTTTTGAAGAAAGTGATATTAATACAGCACTGATCGCATTAAATCAGTTAAAAGTTGAGGGAGTAACACAGGCAGGGATTCTGCTTACAATCAATCGAATGCTCCAAAATGGAGAAAGAATGGAATCTGAGACTAAGGACCAGCCGGAAGATAAGAAAGGGGAATAAGTATGGCAGTTGCATCTATTGTTGATTATTTGAAAAGCCGTAACATGGACAGCTCTTACGGCGCCAGAAAAAACCTTGCATCTCAGTATGGAATTACTGGATACAGCGGAACTGCACAGCAGAATATGTCACTGTTGAAGTCATTGCAGCAGCAGTCTCAGAAATCACAGGCAGCGGGGCAGCAGAGTAATGCCAACAACCAGAATCAGAACGTAACAATTACACCGGTGAGCGATGATGGCAAGACCGGACCGGGACATCCGGCGGCTACATACTTGACGGATTATAACTATGCAAAGTTTTCACCATCTGCACGGACAACGGATTATGCTGATCGATTGGATGAAATTGAAAATAATAAGCCGGATGAATACTATAGCAAGTATCAAGGAACAATTGATGGGATCATTGATAATATATTAAACAGGAAGTCATTTGACACGAATAGTGTATATGATTCAGATCTGTATAAAAACTACCGGGAACAGTATATCCAGCAGGGACAGAAAGCCATGAGGGATACCATGGGAGCAGCAACAGCGGCTACAGGTGGTTACGGATCCACTTATGCACAGGCAGCAGGACAGCAGGCGTATGACAATTACCTGAGCCAGCTGAACGATAAGTCATTTGACATATATGACCGTGTATATCAGCAGTATCTGAATGAAGGACAGGAGCTGTATAACCGTCTGAATGCAGTAAATAACCAGGATAACATTGATTATAGCAGGTATAGAGACAGTGTAAATGATTACTACAATGATCTAAATTATTACGCTGGACGATATGATAGCTCATATAACCAGGATTTTGGAGCATACCAGACAGATCTTTCTGCGCAGCAGTGGGCGGAACAGTACGCATACCAGAAGACCCAGGATGCACTTGCACAGCAGAACTGGCAGACACAGTTTGACTATCAGAAACAGCAGGATGCATTGCAGCTGGAATTGCAGAGACAGCAGTTGGCGGCATCACTGGCTAAAAAAGCATCCGGAGGCAGTGGAGGAAGTAAAAGCGGTGGTAAATCAAGCAAGAAAACTTCTAGCTCTGCAACGGACCTGTCTAACTATGTGGCAGATGCGAAGAAGCTCCTTAATGCGAAAGATGGTCATGGCATTAATTATTATGACGATTCGTATGTGATTGAGTATATCGCTGATAAATATCCAAGTCTTACAGATAGCCAGATTAAAAAAGTTATGACCCAGGCTGGTGGAGATTATGATAAGGGTCTGAGAACACTGAAAAAGATTACCGAAGAATAGGGGGCATAGAAAGTGGCTACTACGTTATCCAGTGTACTGAAAAAGAAGAAGGCAATGGAGGGATATCATCCTAAATTTGATAATGAGGATAATGATCCGCTAAGAAATACGTCTGGAGAAAGAAGCTATGCCTCACAAGGAGGCGGAGCAGAGGAATACAGTGAACTGCGTACAATGTTAAATAAAAAAAAGGAAAGAGAACGGAAACAAAGGGAAGAGGCAGAAGCTGTAAGAAAAAAGCAAAGCGAAGAAAGAGCACAAAAAATACGTATTGAAGCTACAAAGCAACATACAACTGCCATGACAGATTTTGTACGTAGTGATCGCGAAAAGGTAGCAGAAAGCGCTATTCCTATGGCAGATGCAATAAAAAAGTATAAAGAATATAAAAAAAGCCAGCAAGAGCAACAGATATGGGAAAAAGCAAAGAACAAAATCGATAAGGAAGAAAAAGAAAGCGGAATTGATTGGAATAATGTTGAAAATCAGTATGATGAACAGTATGATAGGGAGATTATCAAAGATTATAAGAAGAAAAAGTTAGATGAAAAAAAAGAGTTAAATAAACAGCAGGCAGAACGAAATAAAGTTGGTGTTGATTATGGTGGCTCTTTTATTAAATATACTGACATTCCTGAAATGGATGATTTCAAAGAACAGGTTGAAAACGGAAAAAATAAACCCAATGCCGTATCAGGGATTCAGGTATTTACGCCACTTGATTATTTAAGTAAAGACAGGCGGGCATTAAGAAGATCATCCAAGGCTACAAATGATTGGATGAATGACGATGAAAAAAATGTATATTATTATTTGAACGGAAAATTTGGTCCACAAGCTGCGGAAAAATACATTGATTCGTTGCAAACTGTATTAAATGAAAGAAGTGCAACTGATATCAAGGCTAATGCTCAGGACTTTGCAAAAAAACATCCAGTTGCAGGGGTAGTGGCAGATGCATTGACAGCAACATCAACAATGGCGGCATATCCGGCAATGGTTGCAAAATATGGATGGAGTGCTGCAAATGGCGATAAAGATAATATAGATCCGAACGATCCTATGTTTACGGCCAGCGTATTAAACGAAGGATTTCAAAAAGGGGTATCAGAAAACGAAAGTCTTACCACACTTATCCCTAATGAAAATATAAGAAATTTTGCAGTGGGAACGGGTATGTCAATGGCGGAAAACATTGGACGGTTGCCTATGGGAGCGGTAGGATTAGCAGCAGCCGCAGGAGGAGCAGGATTATCCGCAACGAAAGATGCTGCTGAACGCGGAGGAAACATTCAACAGTCATTAGAGCTGGGAGCGGCAAATGCAGCAGCAGAGGCATTTTTCGAAAAGTTTTCATTGGAGGGACTTGAAAAATTTAAGACACATCCTGGAAAGGGTGTAAGAGAATTTTTGAAAAATGTTGCAAAACAGGCAGTGACGGAAGGGTCGGAAGAAGTATTTACAGAAATTGCGAACACGATATCTGATCAACTTATAATGGGAGAATTGTCTCAATATAACCAAGAATATGAAATATATAAAGCAAAAGGATTCAGTGAAAGTGAGGCTAGGAACAGGGCATTTGAAGATTTTTTGAAAAATGTAGCTATGTCGGGATTGGGAGGTGCTGTATCTGGTGGAATCATGGGAGCTGGTGGTCAGATCCTTGGAAATACTGAGAATAATAGAAGACTAGCAGACTACGGAAGCAGATTAAACCCTGATTACAGGGATTATTCGGAAGGAATTGATACAGACAGAAGCAGCTATCAGAATGAGGAAAGCTGGAAAGAGGCGGTAGATTTACAGCAGCTTGCTAAAGAATATGCAGAGCGGCAGAAAAACAAAGAATTTATTAAGAATCGAGACAAAGCTGAATATGACATTCGTATGCAGGAATGGTTTAATCGTGTACAGGCAGAACAGTCATCAGGTTCGGATGCGAATGAAAGATTTCAGGATACACAGAATCAGATGAAAGAAGAACCGGTACAGGAAGAACCGCCAGTGCAGGAAGAAGAGCCGGTACAGGAAGACTGGTCAGTGCAAGGAGAGCAGCCAACGCAGGAAAATGTACAACAGAATACAGAGCAGAACCAGGCTGAACCTCAAATACAAAATGTACAGAATCCTACGGAAAATTTACAAGAAACAGCAGACAATGTACAGAATCCGGTCACAGACACTCAGGAGGCGAAAGAGTACCGTTCAGGATATGGAAAGAACGGTGGTGAGGCTTTGGTCAATACATATGATGGATCTGTAGATGTATCTACATTCAACAAAGCATTTGGCCGTGCTTATGACGCAGGCTATAATCAGATCGATCTGGACACAGCTACTCACTCGGCTTTAATGTCTCTTTTATCCGATCAGCAGATAGAAGCTGCCTACCGTGCCGGTATCCAGGATTATAATCTAGATAACCAGATTAAACCTCAGTACACACAGGGACAGCCCAAAGAGGGCGGTTTAGGCACTGTATCTGACTACGCAACACAGGATCAGCGCAATGTAGCAGAGCATATAGGAAAGAAAACAGGCATTAAGATTAACCTGGTAGACAACCTTTCCCAGGAGAATGCAACAGCATCATATAAACCAGGAGAGATAACCATAAACATCAACTCCGAGGATTTTAACGGATCTCTTTCTCACGAATTGACACATTTTATTAAAGATACAGCCCCAGAATCTTACCGCTTGTATCAGGAGATCGTGACAGAAGCACAAATGAAGACAACCGGAAAAGCCTGGGAAGATTTAGTAGAATCATACACCAACCGCTATAAGGATGCCGGGCAAGACCTCACCCGTCAGCAGGTAATGGAAGAGATTGCCGCAGATGCGACACAGAAATTCTTGAACGATCCGGATTTTATCGACCAGGTAGTAAAAAAAGATCGCAACTTAGCCCAGAAGATCATTGATTTCCTGTCAGATGTGATCGATTCGATCAAGAACCTGATCAAAACTGGCAGCACCCGCGCAGCAGCAAAGAATCTGGAACAGGATGTACAGATGTATGAAGATGCCAGCTATGCTTGGCTGCTTGGTCTGGAGCAAGGCAGCAAGGACTATAAAGCAGGTAAAGAAAGAGCGGATAACATCATGCAAAGCAGCAAGTATGAATTAAATCAGTTTGGATTTGAGGAATACGGAGAGAAAGAGAAAGGCTGGTGGAAAAATAACGACAGTATCATAATATGCAACACAAAACAAGATATTGCAGATTTTTACCGCGATCATGTCCACAAAAAACCATATGCAAGATTATATATTGGAAAAATAGGTCCAGAGCTCGCGCAACGGATTTACAAAGACACAGGAGTCAATACAGAAAATTTAAATGTTGCCATTACAAGCGAGTTTGAAGACAGCCATAGCAATCCAGAAAAAGAAAGATCGAGAGGGCAGACACCGGTAACGCCGGAGATACTATCAAGACTTCCGGAAATTATATCAAGCTACGATAAGGTAGAAAATACAACCAGTTCCAAAGATAGAAAACCAGTTCTGAAATTCGAGAAGGATATTAATGGAAAAAATGTTGCCGTAGAATACGTTAGAAGCAAGAAAGGAATGCTTGAGCTGCACACAATGTATGCGTGGGAAAATAAAAATAGCAGGAGTGTATCCACTACGCTTACAATGCCAGAAAAAACTGACCCGTACAGAACGTCCGAAACGTATAGCGTCATTACTCCTGCTACTAAGGACAATATACAACCAGGTACAGAAAAAAGCAAGACTCGTTTCCAGTTGGATGATGTAGACGATACTATGAGTGAACGTAGAATTCAGGCATTGCAAGACCAAAATGAAGCTTTAAAGCAGGCGAATGATCTTCTGGAACAGCAGTTTAAGTTGACAGACAAGGATGCAGTGCGGACTGAGGATATCAAAAAAGTTGCAAGGAATATTTTGAAAGAGTATGGTAGCAAATATCCGAGTGAAACATTGGAAAGAAATCTGTCTAAGCTTTATCAGTATATCCGTGGTGCTGATCAGGTGGATGGACAAGCCATTACAGAAGCAGCTACCAGTATGGGTAAAAGCATCTTGAAAAAGTCACAATCGGTGGAAACAGAACAGACTGAAAGATATAAAGATGTGCGAGACTTGATAAAGAATACAAAAATCTCAATTTCGGATCAAGATAAACCTGATCTTGCATCTGAAGGGGGATATAATGATTTCAGAAGACATAATTTTGGAAGGATGAAATTGGGAGCTGATGGAGTATCAATAGATTCATTTTATACAGATACATTAAACCCGGCAGATCCTGAAAAATTCCCTTTGAGCATAACACATCCAGCTGACCGACTGAAACAAGTAGCAGCATTTTTAGATGAAACAGCTCCGCAAGTTATAAATCCGTATGCTGCTGATATGGAAGAAATGTCATACATGATCGGTCAAGAAATTTTAGATTCGTATTTTGATGTGAGAAAACCAAGTGCGACGTTTGCTGATAAAAAAGAGGCTCAGATGCAAAAATTGCGCTGGCAGTATCAGCAGAAGATAAGAGACTATAAAAATGATTTGAAATCAAAGTATGATGAAAGCCTTAAACAGATTAAAAAGCAGAACCTTGAAGAAAGCGCACGCCTGGCAGAACAGTATAAAAACCTCACAGAAGCAGAGCGAAAAGAGCAGAGGGAGTATTATAAAAAAAGGATGGATGATCTGCGAAACAGCAAGAACCAGGAATTGGCAGCCATGCAGCAGAGGAGCAAAGAGCGGATCAAGTCATTGAGGGAGAATCAGCAGAAAAGGGAAGATAAGAGACAGATCATCAAAGAAAGAAAAAAATTACAGAATTGGTTGCTGAAACCGACTGATTCAAAGCATATTCCAGAGGGACTGAGACAATCTGTAGCGGCTTTCCTGAACAACATTGATTTTTCTCCAAATGATGAGGATAGTGTGATTAAGACCCAGCGAAAAGAAGACTGGAAAGCAGCCCAGGATGCATTTAAGGAGATTCTGAATAATGGCGGTGTTTATGTGGACCAGAAGACTGGTGATACCATGACCATGGATATTGACCCAGATATTGCGCAGCGCATTCAGGAGTTAATTGAAAAAACAAAGGGAATTGATAAACTGGATAACTTGGATGCATATGGCATGGGTGAGCTTAAAAAGACGGTCATGGCTATGAAAAAGGCTATAACAGAAGTAAATGATCTTAAGAGCAACAAAAAATCTGGAGAACTGAGTATTCTGGCAGATGGAGTGTTTAGGGATCTGGAGCAGAGGCGGAATAAGGTGGAGTATGTAGGACCTGCGGGAATGGGAGATAAACTGTTGAATTATGACATGCTGGATCCCCAGACCATGTTTGGAAAAATGGGAGACAACATGAAGTCCACCTATGATGCATTGCGTAGCGGACTGGATAAAAAGACAGAAAAATTGAGATCTGCTCAGGAATATGTGGATGATATTGTGGATAAGTATGGAATCAAGCCTAAAGAATTGCGTGAATGGACGGGATCAAATGCCAAGACACAGCATTTTAAGACTTCGAGAGGTGAGATTGATCTTACTGTAGCTCAGGTGATGTCGCTGTATGAGTTAAACAAAAGAAGCCAGGCCAGAGGACATATGTACGATCGAAAAGGCGGTATTAAGCAGGCACCGGTACTTGGAAAAGCTAAACTGGAAGGGAAAACTTATACACCGGCCCAGATAAAAAAGAACTATCGCCCTGTAAAGGTTACAGAGGCAGATGTAGCAATGATTACAAAGACTTTAACACCGGCGCAGCGTGCTCTTGCGGATGGATTGCAGCAGTTTATGGGAGATCAGTGTGCAGCCTGGGGAAATGAAGTAACCATGGACATGTATGGTTATGAAAAATTCACAGCAAAGAACTACTTCCCAATTAGCACAGATAAAAACTATGTGGCAACCAGGCAGGGAGATGCGGGAAATAAAGAGGCAACTATTAAGAACATGGGAATCACCAAGAGCACAACCCCATATGCGAATAATCCATTGATTATTGAGGACATCTTTGATGTGTTTAGCCGCCAGGTTGATAACATGAGTACATATAACGCCTATGTGGTTCCGCTGTCGGATCTTAATAAGGTGTACAACTATAAGGACGCAAGAGGAACAACAGAGTTTGGATCATCTATCAAAGAAGAGATAGAGAGGACATTTGGAAAAGAGGGAAATGATTATATCAACAAACTGGTATTGGATCTAAATGGTAGCATTAATAAGGAACGAAGCATTAGTGATACGCTATTTTCCAACATGAAAGCAGCATCAGTTGCTGGAAATCTTCGCGTAGCCATTCAGCAGCCTACAGCGTATGTCAGAGCCTCAATGGAGATAAGCCCCAAGTATTTAGCACAAGGTGCTTTTACTATTACCAAGAAAGGACAGTGGGACCTAATCTGCAAATATGCACCGATCGCGCAGTGGAAAGACTGGGGATTTTATCGGATGGATACCAGCCGCCAGATGAAAGACATCATGTTTAATACAGACAGCGCAAAGCAGAGGTTTGTGAACAGCACTATGATCCTGGCAGAGAAAGGCGATGAGTTAGCTTGGAATCGCCTTTGGAGAGCTTGCGAATTTGAGTGTAAAGATCAGCATCCAGAATTAAAAGAAGGTTCAGAGGAGTTTTACACCCAGGTAGGTAAACGCTTTGGTGAAGTGGTAGATAAGACTCAGGTTGTTGATTCTGTATTGCATAGAACGCAGATCATGCGTAGCGAGAAAGATTTTAATAAATTAATAACAAGTTTTATGGCAGAACCACTAAAGACGTATGATATGTTATATCGGGCGGCTGTAGATTTAAAAACAGGCAAACCAGGTTCTCGGAAAATGGCTGTAAGAGCGGCGACTGTATTTACAATGACTAACATTATCACAGCGCTTGCGGCATCAGTGGTTGATGTGATGCGCGATAACGATCGCGATAAGAACCTTAAGGAGAAGTACCAAGAAAACGTAGAATCCAATTTTTGGGACAACATGAATCTCTTAAATAATGTACCATATGTAAAAGAAGTTTTCTCTATGATGGCCGGATATTCTCCTAAGCGTGCAGATTTAGCAAGCATTGAGGATCTGTATTATGCCTGGAATCGTATCGATCAGTTACGAGAGGGAAACAGTCAATATACACCGCAGTATGTGGCGATATATTCTGCTCAGATGGCAAGTAAATTAACAGGTATCCCGATTAAGGGTCTTACACGTGATATGGGAGCTGTAGCGGATACGATATTTGATAGCATAGGAGGAAAAGCAGACTATGCTTGGTTAAAACAGAAATACGATATTGGAAGCAAGCAGAACTTGAATATGTATGTTGGTATGATGGTGCAGGCACATAGAAGCGGAGATCAGGACTTCCAGCAAAAAATCAAAACGGATCTTAATAAGGCTGGCATCGATAACGATACCATTACAAAAAAAATCAAGACCATCATCAAATCAGAGCTGATAAGTAAAACCACAGTGAATCCGCTTGTTGATGCGGCAGCCCAGGCAAAAGAAGCCTATGATCTGGAGACATACGAAAAGACAGCAGAGCAGCTGATAGCTCAGGGGTATGCGCCTAAACTGGTTAAATCCGCCATAGATACAAGAATTAAGCAGCTTGAAGGCTCTGGGGATGATATAGACTGGGAAGCAGAGGCAGAAACAGAACCGGATAGCCTGTATGGAGATATCCTGACGGATCAGGGTGCATCAGAGGATAGTAGCAGTGTAAAATTCTATAGCAATTCGGATCTTCTGGCAGCAATAGGCCAGTATGATAATAAAAATGCTAAATCTCTGGATCCTTTTAAAAAGATGGCAGATGCCATTGTAAAAAGTAAAGTGGATGAAGGAAAGACACAGAAAGAGGCTGTAGGTTCGATTAAAACATCCATTACAAGTCATTATAAGCCTTTATGGATTGCAGCCGACAGAAAAGGCAGAGAAGAGATCCAAAATGTCCTTAAACAGCTTAAGGTAAATGGAAAGGCATTGTATACCGGAGAGGATTGGACGAATTGGAATAAGGCAGCAAAAAAGAAGCAAAAGAAGCAGTAGGAATAGGGAGGACCAGGTATCATAAAAAGTACCTGGTTTTTTCTATGCAATAGTAATTTAGATTCGGGATATTTTAAAATAAAAGTTAAGACTACAACGATTGTTTTAATTATCGAAGAGTTTACCTTTACAAATGGAGTAGCAACTAAGACACTTCAATCTATTTTTGGAAACATTCCTACATATGCTAGCGGTATATGTCAAACAAAAGTTGAAGATAGCAGTGTTTACAATTTTACAGCAGTAAAAGACGGAAATAATTTAAAAATTGCAACAGCTGGTTCTACATTTTCCGGAAAAAAATGGGTAACTATGATAATTTTTGGTACGGCTTAATCTACAAAAAGATTGTTTGCTATTGGAATACAAGTCTTTGCAACTGATAAATTAAGATGCTGACAAGGATACATACCGTTTTATGATTTGTCCATCATAAAAGAAACTAAGGGTTAATTTAGATAATGTTGTATCAATTTCCATTCTAGTAATGCTCTTTCCCGCAACCATTATCGGTGAAGTATAAGGAACGCCATCAATCGTAAACGTTACTCCATTATTATTAGCATTCAAGACTACCTTGGAAATATGATTATCTGTGTTGAGTTTGTTTGTTCCAAGAGTTTCTAAATTACTATTGTGAGAGTGCATCCACTGTGCTATAATTCGATTGTCTAGAAGGAATTATAACCAGTTGGACAGTGGAAACACTTACAGCAGAACAAAAACATATGTTTTCCGCGGAGACAATGCCTGCATTGTTTCCGTATTTTTTATTGCAGCAATAGTTGAATGATATTATTATGAGTTTTTACAGTATGGTGGTCCCGACGGGGAAATGGGTGCTTCCATGCGTTATCTTTCCCAGCGCTATTCCA